ATCCGGTTTCGTGCATACGACGAATCTCATCATTCATCTTTGAGTTAAGACCTCCACTATTAGAAACTTGATCATCAAAGTCAGCATACGGAACTTCACCGGATGGCAGTAGCGAGATTACACTCTCATCAAAGTTCCAAATGAAAAGCATCTTGAGGGATACATGTTCAAACTTCTTGAGTGCTTCTACTTTCTTTGCTTTTGTTCGTTGCTTTGACACAACATCCAAGACCTCAAATGACAAGGGATTCCTTGGAAGGTCTGGGATAGGAGTAACCTTGATGGACTTTGGTTTGGTACTAGTCCTAGGTTTCTTCGTCGTGGTCGGCGTCTTCTTCGCTGTTGTCATGATAGTTTTCAAAATTAAATGCAATTACCTCATCTGGAATCAGGTTACCCTGTTCATCAAACATTTCGGGGTGAGGTCTTGGTAATTCCCGATAGTTCATCATATATTCTCTAACAATCCAACCACCAATAAATCCCACCAAAAGAAACAATATGATCAGAAATGAACCAAAAACTAAACTAACTGCTAACATTGTTCTTACCTCTGGGAACTACTTTTCTTTTCTTTGATGCCAAAGAGAATTCAAAATAGATAGTTACTTCCCTATTGAAAAAGCATACCATCTTTTCAAAGATTATATGAAATGGTTGTTTTTTCCTTATACCTCCGTTGAGCATTAAGTTAAATCCCCGGTTTATACGGGATTTGTCTTTATTTATGTTGCCTTCAGACGATTTGATTTCTTTTGAGGAATCGAATGGTATCAACACAACCTCCTAGATTTTCATTATCACATATAACCTGAGGGAATGTAGATCCCTCACCAAACTTATCATAAAATTCATCCTTTGTAAAGTGCTCATTCAAAGTTTTAACATTAAAGTCTGTACCAGTTAATTCTAAAACAGTTTTAATTTTATAGCAATAAGGACAGTTTTCTTTAGAAAAAATTGTAAAATTCATATTAATCAAAAAAGAATATGTGAAAAAGTCTAGAGTCTTCTTTAGTTTGACCAAAATATTTTGATGCTGCGTGAATGTTTTGTGCATCAAAAATGAATAGTCTGTTAAAAACATTGCCGACAGAATCTACTAGATCAAACTTTGTTTCATCATAAAATCCACCAGTAAATGCATCAGAACTTCCATAACGAGAACCTGTATTTTTACTGGAGTACAAAGAGGTTCCTGTATTATATGGTGCGTCTGGAGTCAAGTATAGCATAGCTGCCCACGTCTGTCCATCATGGTGATACACAAGATCATCTTCAGCAGTGCAGAACTGAAACTTACCACACATTCCATGAGATTCCCACTCACGAATCTTAATACCCATAATCTTTTCAAACGCTTGCTTTGTTCCAGGGAGGAAGAACTGCTCTAAACTACGACTACCTTTGAAGTACTCCTTCTCTGGTTTGAACTCCTGCTGCAAGGCAAATTCTCTGACCGCATATGGATCAGCATAAAAATTATCGACAACCCAAATAGTTGGATTAGGTTGCCGATTAATTGTTAATGGAACTATTCTCATTTAACTGCCATATCACAGGCAATTTGATGTAATGACTTTCCATAATCACCAGCATCAACATAAAAATTAGTATGAAGTAGAAATTTAAATTCTGGGAAAGGCAGTTTTCTTTCTGGATCTACAAGTCTTTCTGTCTGCATCTTCATCGATTGCCAGTCTTCCATAAAGTGATATATTTCAGCAAGACCTACAATGTGTTCATTTCTAGCAGGGCAAAACTCTTCTGCACGAATAAAAGAATCAATTGCATTTTCATATTCGTTACATCTACGTTGCATATTGCCAATAGCAAACATAGCATAGTATCCAAGTTCATCAATGTATGGAGCAGTTCCAACTTCATCATATTTAAACTGATAATTCAAATAATTTTTGAAGTAGAAGATACATCTACGTGCGTATTCTTGAGAATGAATTTCGCCTAGAGGATATTTTCCAATATTCACTGCATCATAGTAACTCTTCCCAAGATACCAGAAATGATAAGTATCTTGCAAAAGTGTTCCACCAGCGACTATAGTCTTTTCAAGTTCAACAGCATCAACCAAGAACTTATTAGGATCTACCCAAGTTTCACCATCATTGGTAATGATATGATCAAATCCTGGAGGAAGATCATATGCAACATATTGATCATTCTCAAGATGGATTGTTTCATGGCGTCTATCGTGATTGAAGTACCAAGGTAATCTTGCATTCCAGAACCAAGTTCTATAATACATCGAACCTGGTGCTTTAGCAGTAATATTAAAACATTGAATTGATGTGTCATTGATCGGAGTCCAATCATAATCTTCATCAACCTCAAGTTGCTCGTCAGCATCCATACGCAGAATCCAATCACAGTTATGATCTGCAGTCAATGCTTTCTGAAGTGTATGGTCCCTATTGATTCCAGGATAGTCCCACTTATGCATATAAGTGAATCCAGGAATATCTTTATCAGTAAAGAAATTTTCAATTATTTGTCTGGTATTATCATTACCATTACATTGAATAACCCAGTAATCAATATATTGATAACAGGAATTGAGCATCCTTTCTATAACGTGCTCTTCATTTCCAACCATTGCATTGAGGCAAATTTTAGTTTGCTTTTTCATATTTTCAATTCTCCAGGGAGTCTTTGTTCATTTTTAATTGCTACCAACCAAGCAGAAACGCAAGGAATATGTGGCGACATTTCCCAAGTATCTAGGCGATATGATTGAAAGCGAATATCTTTGTTTCTGATAAATTGTGCTTTTGACCAGTCAGTATAATACCAGAAACTATGCTCGTTCCAGAAACTGACGTGAGTAGGATCTTGCCAAGCACCACGACCATCAGTAGAAGGAACTTCAATGAAAGCCCAACCACCGTGTGCAAGAACACGATGAATCTCTCTCATTGTTTTGATAGGATCTCTCAGATGTTCAATGACGTGACTAGCATTAATAACACCTACACTATTATCTGGAAGAGGGATTCCTTCATTGAGATCACAAGTAATATCAGCACCTTCTTGATCAATAGTCATATATCCTGGTTTTGGAAATAGACCACCACCAATATCAACCTTCAAAAGACCTTTCAGTTCTGCATCTCTTTCTGCAAGTTGAACTGCATACTGTCGCTGCAACTCTACAGTTTTAATTTGAATAGCAGCATTTCTTTTCAGATAGGTGTTATCTCCAGTAATCCTATAGATGTAAAGTGGTTCTGCAATATGATGCATCCTTGTTTTCAGATATGTACGGATCATTAAATCGTGATCATCACAGATATCCAACTCTGTATTATGCCCACCAATGTCGCGATAGATACTTGTTCTCCAGGATCTAATGTGATCTGGAGCATACCAAATGAAACCAAGACTATGACTAGTCGGTTCCCAGGTGTTCATTGCATAGAGATTTTTATCTTTATACTCGTATCGATAATAAGTCCATCCATGTGATTCATCATATGGAACGAAGTTATCATCAAGAACTGCAACATCACTATACACAAATCCAATCTCCGAATCTTGATATGCTTTGTTTAGTTCTTCAAGACAATTTGGAGTGATGATGTCATCGCTATCCACTTCCACAAGAACATCACCTTCACCTTTATGAAAAGCGTGATGCTTGTGATATCCAACACTGGTAGATTTTTCTTCGGTTCGATATATCTTTATTCTTTCATCTGCAACAATCTTTTGTGGTAGATCTTTTTCAGTCAGATCATTGTTCAACCACAATACCCATTCCCAGTTTTCATAGGTTTGAGCAACGATACTGTTGTATAGCACCACAAGATAAGGAGTCTTCTTGTGTGCAGGCGTGATAATACTAAACTTATGATCCATTCAAATATCAATGATATAGAAGTATTGTAAAAGATTATGGGGCAGAAGTCAAGTTAGTTATTGATGATATTACTCTATTATTATGTAACTTCCATTAAAGTAATAGAACTTGCGGTCCTTCCATCATATTCTCCATTAGTAGTATCCTCTTGGTCTGCATAAGATCTATTAAAAGACCAAGAAACAGTTGAGTAACTAGCAATTTTTACATCATAAGTAATTGAACTACCAGACACTCCAGGACTATCCAAAAAAGTTATATGCACAGGGTTGCTCATATAAGTTGTGGCCGCACCGGGATAATTGGTTATTGCCTTAGAAACTCTAGGTCTACTACCAGCAGCATCACCAAAGTAAATTTGTGTTCCTGATCTATACAGTTTAAGAGTCGTCCCATATCCATTAGAAGAACCAACGGTTACATCAACCATAACAAGAATTTTATTTGAAGCACTAGTAGGAGTTATAGAACCACTCATCACAGTCGCAAAAGTTCCGCCGCTGCCGGTGCTAGCTGAAGTAACTACGCTTTGCACTACTTGAATAATACCGCCATTGGATCCAGCAGGTAGTCCATCTCTTGGAATAATTCTATTCGTTCTTAATTCTGACATTACGTCAAGTACTCCTTTTCCTTATGTATAAGTTCTACTTTTTATTTCTGCTACCTTTGCTTCCCACACAGATTTCTCAATTTCACCTCTTTGATACTTAAAAAACAAAGGATCTGATTCATTCATATAATCTTGATGTCTTCTCCCTTTTGTAAGGGCAACAAGTTTTGCAGCATCTATTGTTATAGCAGCGGCATTAACTGCATCCACATCTATAGATATTTTATTTCCTTCAGCATCAAATACACCAAGAGTATCATCAATCCTGACTGCATTTGTATAAACTTGATATATTGCTTCGTGGTGATAATTCATGCTGATACCTCCATTAATGTTATTGAAGAAGCTGTTCTGGCGTCATATCCAGCAGTATCAAGGTCAGCGCCACTACGATTTATATAAACCACATAAGTAGCATATGATGCATATTGTACTTTATATGTGGTTGCTGATGTAGTCGATGGAGAATCCAAGTACACCATATTTACTTGGGCAGCATTGTAGTCGGTGTAGGTGGAATATATTCCAGTAGATTCTGCGGTTGCTCGTGGTCGGAGACTCGCACCATCGCCAATATGTATAGGAGTGCTACCTCTCATTAGTCTACCCTTCATACTATATCCATAACTAGCACCAATATTTGCTTGTACTAAAACTAAAATTTTATTACTACTGGATCGGGGAGTAATGGTTACCGATAGACCTACATCTCCAAACGTGGCCCCGGTAACGCTTGCCGTATCTGTTTTAGTGGATGACACTATCTGAACTATACTACCACCACCACCAGTAGGAACACCACTCGTTGGAATAATTCTATCTACTCTAAGTTCGGATGCCATATCAAGAAGGTTCGGTGGGCCAAGTAACAGAAGTAAGGTCTAAATTATAACTACCATTTAGAGTCGGAGTTGCAGAAGCGGGAAGATCTCTCAGTGCCTGACGATAAGTAGACCATTCTGAAGAAATTGTTAAATCAGAACTTGCTCTCCAGTCAGTCTTTGCAAGTCTAACATCTCTTTCCTGACGTAAAAGTATCATTGCTTCTGCACCATCAAGTTCAACAATCTTTGCAGTCAATGCTTCATAGGTTGGTTTATCGTGACCGTTTCCTTTAATCCATTCTAGACCAGAATACTCATCACCACGAAGCACCCATTCTGCTCCTGGTGTAAGTACGTGTAATGCTGCGGGTATATCGTATTTCATAGTTGTAATTATATATGTTTATTTATGCTGGTTCAGTTGGCCAGACAACATCTTTGATGAATGGTCCATCAAGAGTTGGAGAAGATGTTGCTGGTAGATCTCTTAATGCTTGACGATAAGTTGCCCATTCAGTTTTCTTTGAATCTGATAATGGACTATCAGCACCTTGAGTCCAATCACATTTAGACATCAATCTATCGCGATGAATTCTCAATCTATTACTTGCTTCATCATCATAAAGTTCTTGTGCTTTATTAAGAACTTCCTGTTTTGTTGGTAATGTAGTAGTTACGATACCACTATTCCATTCAATATTTTCATAAGAAACGTTGCCACGGATAACAAGAGCGCCCGAAAGATTTCCCGTAAGAGCATATGCGGCTGGAATTATAAAATCTGTTGTTGTGTTAATCATAATTATGCTGTCTTTTTATGAACGCCTGCAAGATAAAAACCATGTGTATTAGAAGTACTAGTATTATATGCAGTTGCTACGTATAATTGTAAATTTGTATTTCCTGCTGGATCCCACTTAACTGTATGCTGTTCTGTCATGACATTATAATACCAATCATAATGATAGTGAAGAAACCACGAACCGTCTTGACTATATGTTTTACCTTGCTGGAACAAATAACCAGCTAAGTATCCGTGATTTGTAGATCCGTTATGTGAATAATAATGAGTTATATCAACGGCATAAGTATTAGAATCAACATATCCTGAAAGATCTGCAATAGTCTGAGTAGTAAGATCATAAGTACTATGCCAGCTAATACCCGCTAAAAGGGTAGATCCTACCTTCGTATCATAAGTAACATCTGTATGTTTTGTTACACCATCAGAATGACGAAGATTGTTTACACTGAGAGTTCCACTGTGATTTAAATTTGCTACATTAAGAGTTGCCATGTTACATCCTTATACGATTACCCAAGTTCCATTAAGTTGCATATCAGTATTTAGCGTTACTGGTCCTGCATTGAGAGCATTTACTCCTTCGGGAATATAATATCCACCTACACGACTTAACTGATTACTAAAAATCATATGACCGTCACCTATATAGATTCCAAAAAGAGTAGCACCAGCACCTACAAGAGTAGAATGGGTTGGATATGTTGTTCGAACACCAACATTTCCATCTACATTTAATGCAGATCCATTAAAAGTTAGATTGGCTTCACCATTTAAATTAGTTCCAGATCCACCAGTTATGACTCGATTATCTGCATTATTAGTTAATGATGCAGAACCAGCAGAACCAGCAGCACCTTGTGCACCTGTAGATCCTCCTGCACCTTCAGCACCTTGAGAACCTGTTGGACCACTAGGTCCTGCTGCACCTTGAGCACCGCCAGCACCTTGAGCACCTGTTCCTCCTCCACCACCAGTAGCACCTTGAGAACCTGTAGGACCTGTTGGACCACTAGGTCCTGTTGCACCTTGAGCACCTGTAGAACCTGTTCCTCCACCACTACCGGTAGCACCTTGTGCACCTGTTGGACCACTAGGTCCTGTTGCACCTTGAGAACCTGTAGGACCTGTTCCTCCTCCACCACCAGTAGCACCTTGAGAACCTGTAGGTCCACCTGGACCAGTAGATCCTCCTGCACCTTGTGCACCAGCAGCACCCTGAGCACCGGTTGAACCAGATCCGGTAGCACCTTGAGCACCTGCGGTACCATCATCTCCTTGTGCACCTGTTGAACCTGTAGCACCTTGAGCACCTTGAGCACCAGTTGGACCTGATGGACCTGTTGAACCATCATCTCCTTGAGCACCTGTAGGTCCTGTTGCACCTTGAGCACCAGCAGCACCTTGAGCACCGGTTGAACCAGATCCGGTAGCACCTTGAGCACCTGCGGTACCATCATCTCCTTGTGCACCTGTTGAACCTGTAGCACCTTGAGCACCTTGAGCACCAGCAGCACCTTGAGCACCTGTAGATCCACCAGGACCTGTGGCACCTTGAGCACCTGTAGATCCACCACTACCAGTTCCACCAGTAGCACCTTGTGCTCCAGTATCACCTTTGTCACCAGTCCTAGCAAAAGTGACGATTATATCTTCATCAGCACTAAATGGACTGGTTGCTGAGGAATCTACAGGACTTACTGTGACATCAAAGTAACCACTATTATCAGTTAAACTTGCAATTGTGAATATAATAAACTGACTTGGATCTAATTTATTAGAGATCTTAACGTGACCTTTAAGAGTACTCGTAGAGTCATCAATAGTTTGTAAGAAAGATGCTATATCATTACCGTTCTGATCAGTATCACAAATATAAATTCCTGTCGCACCATTCTGAGTGGAGTTATCTAATCTTAAATCTCCAGCACCTGGATTGGCGTTGGTAGTGTTAGATTCAAAAGTATAATAGAATGTAGCACCACCAAAGTTTCCTTCAGAACCTTGAGCACCTGTTGAACCACCAGCACCTTGTGCACCTATACCACCAGTACTGCCTGACGCACCTTGTGCACCTGTAGGACCAGCATTTCCTTGTGCACCTGTAGGACCAGTAGATCCTGTAGGACCATCATCTCCTTGAGCACCTGTTGAACCACCGACACCTTGTGCACCTGTAGGACCTGTAGCACCCTGAGCGCCAGCAGCACCTTGTGCACCAGATCCGGTAGCACCTTGAGCACCTGTCGGACCAGCTACAGTAGAGTCAGCACCTGTAGCACCTTGAAATCCTTGTGTTCCTGCCGTTACAATTCTAGACCACGACTCTCCATTGAACTGCCACCGAGTTCCATTCTCGTTATGGATATCATTTACTGATGGACTGCTAGGAAAATTTAACGCCATTATCTACTTTTTTGAGTATTTATGATGATTTTATGGTCCAGATAAGATTTGTAAAATCGGTCTCAATTAAGAACCATATAGATCAAGTATCACAGAAGACTACTACCATTGCAATTTTGCAATCTGTATTATTAAAATTCGCACTATTTGTATAAACAGTATGAATTTTAAAACCGCTCGTTGTTATAGTAGAACCATCTACTGTGACATGCAATCCCCAACTGAGATTGCTCCAAGTACCACTTCCTGCTATAACATAATTTGCAGTGGGTAGAGCGTTACTAAAATTAATGGTATATTGTCCAGTTCCATTATCAGTAATCGAATTCACATTGAAGTCGTCGTTGATTGAAGGTGAGCTGACCGCGCCGTCAAAGTTCACCCACGCCTTAGCGCGACCCTTAAAAATTTCAGCACTGGTGCTACTACTACCACCAGAAGTATCTTGAACATTAGTAACTTTTATAGTACTCATATATCTTCCTACGGTTTAGGATACTTTGCCTTCACGGCAAGACATTTATCTATATATGCTTGCATTTGTTCAGAATCTCCTTTTGCAAGACCATCAAGATACTCTTTCATATCTGGATATTCAGGAGCACGAAGTCTTTGATATTCAGTATTTTCCCATTCTTGTTGAAGTCTTGCTACTTCTGCTTCTACTTCCTCTAGGGTAGGTTTCTCTTGTCCTCCTGATGGTTCTAGCCATATAATATTTTGATACTCATCTTCACCATTAATGGTCCAAGATGCTCCTGGTTTTAAGTTTCGCAATGTAGTTACAAGAAATTTCATCCTGACACCTCCATTAATGTTATTGATGATGCTAATCTATTTTCATAATAATCATTAGCACTATCATAAGTTGTATTAATATAACTTGTATATCCTTGAGTACATTTTAATTGAACTTTATAAGTTAAAGGATCACCCGATGCTGGAGAATCAAGAAAAAACATAGTATGACTTTTACCAGAATTTGTATTTCCTCCACCGCCACCAGCCCAAAAATGACCCATAATGGAAGGAACAGAATTATTACCCGCAGAAGCACCTTCCATACCAGTCAATCTAGTCCCATTTCTATCTATTTTAACTTCTTCATCAGTGTTTACGGTTGATCCTCTTAGTTCTACTATAAGGAAAATTTTATTAGAAGTGGATGCTGGAGTTATTGATGCAGATAATCCACTAATATCTGTAAAACTTGTACTATTCATTACTTGCCTATCTTGTTTAACTGATTGAACAATTTGAATAATACCACCGCTCTTACCGCTAGAAAGTCCACCACTTGGAACTATACTATCTACTTTAATTTGACTCATGGTTTTACCTCAGCAGGTGTTGATATGTTGTTGCCCAACGTATCTTGAATAGTTACGACTTTAAGTGTGCTCATGGATTTTAATTAAGCCATTATAATACAACTATTATAACTAACATCATATTGAGTACCACCGTCATATCGCAGAGTAATCTCAACGCTGCTTGAGAGGGTGGAACCAATAACTTGAGTGGTTGCACTGTTCCCTAAATTATTTCCACAAGCAATTGCATAATTAGAGGTAGGAAGATTGTTACTAAAATTAACCCGGACATATCCTGTTCCAAGATCGCTCAAACTACTTACATTAAAATCATTGCTTATTGTAGGAGTGCCGCCACTATAGTACCACTTACACCAAAGACGGCACAAGGTTCCATTTTCAACTCCATTCGCAGTTGCAAACGTAACTATACTATTAAATCCCGCATCGTTATGATTAATTGAATTTACTTTAAGAGTGCTCATGACTTACCAAGGATTATCGCCCAAAAGACTTGTGTCCCAAGACGCTTTGAGTTGATTGGTGACATTAGTAACACCTACAGTGTTAACAGTAATGTTAGCAAGATCAGTAGAATCACGAAGTGCTTGCTTAGTAGAAACAATACCTACAGTACTTGTTCCTTCTTCTTGAGCTCTTTGAAAAGAAACATCTTGTGCTGCTAGAAGAGGATTTCTCTTTTCGCGAATATGTTCTTTATGAATTTCTCTTGCTTTTGTTGTGTTAATTCCAACGTGTGCCATAATCAATCCTCCTCGTAAATCCAGGCGTTTCTAAAAGTTCTATCATTTGGAATTTCACTCATATCAACCACTTGATATGGTCTTCCAGCAGGAACATCTTGAATCAATCTATCAATTGATGGGCAAGAAGGTGAAGGTGAAATAATAGCAACTCCACCTTCACCATTATCATAGATTATTCTTTTAGTGTAAACTTCCTCTACTCCGGTAGCCATAATAAGTTAAAAAATTTTACAACTTGGATTATTTATACATCAGATTACAGTGAAGGTTGCTCCACTACTAATCGTAAGAGTATTTCCTGATGCAATCTCATAAGGACCAAATACTCCACCGTTCAGTGTACCAGATAACGTTTTGTTGGAGTTTAACGCCTGATCATTTGTATAAAAACCATCAGTCAACTGAATGTTAGTTCCACTTGGTGGACTTGTTGCACCTACAGAACCTTGAGCACCTGTAGGTCCACCAGAACCAGTAGCACCTTGTGCACCTGTTGGACCACTAGGTCCTGTTGCACCTTGTGCACCTGTAGATCCTCCTGCACCTTGAGCACCAGTAGATCCTGTAGCACCTTGTGCACCTGTAGATCCTGTTGCACCTTGAGCACCAGCAGCACCTTGTGCACCTGTTGGACCACTAGGTCCTGTTGCACCTTGAGAACCTGTAGGACCTGTAGGTCCGGTAGCACCTTGAGCACCAGTAGGACCTGTTCCTCCACCACCACCAGTAGCACCTTGAGAACCTGTAGGTCCACCTGGACCAGTAGATCCTCCTGCACCTTGTGCACCAGCAGCACCTTGAGCACCTGTTCCTCCACCACCACCAGTAGCACCTTGAGAACCTGTAGGTCCACCTGGACCAGTAGGACCTGCCGATCCATCATCTCCTTGTGCACCTGTAGATCCTCCTGCACCTTGTGCACCTGTAGATCCTCCTGCACCTTGAGCACCAGTAGATCCTGTAGCACCTTGTGCACCTGTAGATCCTGTTGCACCTTGAGCACCAGCAGCACCTTGAGCACCAGCAGCACCTTGAGCACCAGCAGCACCTTGTGCACCTGTAGGTCCTGTAGCACCTTGAGCACCTGAAGGTCCGCCACTACCAGTTCCACCAGTAGCACCTTGTGCTCCAGTATCACCCTTTGTACCAGTTCTGGCAAAAGTTACAATTATATCTTCGCTATTGCTAAAGGATGTGACACCAGAAACGTAAGATACACTTATCTTATGATACCCAGACGCCTCCGTATTCGTACCACTAATTGTAAATAAGACAAAATCTGACGCATCAAGTCTATTAGAAACCCTGACGTGACCCTTAACAGTAGAGGTGCTGTCATCAATTGTTCTTAAGAATGCTTGAATATCATTGCCACCATCATCTGTATCGTCAACATACATTACTGTCGCGGAAGACAGTGTGCCATTATTAAATCTTAAATTTCCTTGACCCGGATCGGAGTCTGTTGTAGAAGTGCTAAAGGTGTAATCAAATGTAGCACCACCAAAGTTTCCATCAGAACCTTGTGCACCTTGAGCACCTGTAGATCCTGTAGCACCTTGTGCACCTGTAGATCCTCCTGCACCTTGAGCACCTGTAGGTCCTCCTGAACCTTGAGCACCTGTAGATCCTCCTGCACCTTGAGCGCCAGTAGGACCTGTAGGTCCGGTAGAACCTTGTGCACCAGTTGGACCTGATGGACCTGTCGAACCATCATCTCCTTGAGCACCTGTAGATCCTCCCGAACCAGTAGCACCTTGTGCACCTGTAGGTCCGGTAGCACCTTGTGCACCTGTTGGACCAGCTACAGTAGAGTCAGCACCTGTAGCACCTTGAGCACCAGATCCGGTAGCACCTTGTGCACCTGCGGCACCATCATCTCCTTGTGCACCTTGCGCTCCAGGATCGGGAATTCTTTGCCAAGCAGTTCCATTCCACTGCCACCTTCTACCGTTAGAAGTAAAGAAATCGTTTAAACTCGGGTTTGCCGGAAAGTTAAGAGCAGCCATTATCTATTATAGATATTCTCTTTCAAAGTATTTATCTCCCAATTAGATTGATATAATATTAGTAATTCAAAAATTTATATCCATCTCATGAAGTTTTTGAGATCCTGAACCGATTAAATGAAGTTTGTATCCATCGGGCGTATTAACAACACGAATATCTAGTGGACCAGATTCAAACGATGATATATCTACTGCCGATACAAATGTTATTGTGCTAGTAACATCAAAGGGAACTGAGAGTGTAAAGTGTCCAATTGTATCAGTAGAAGTTCCACAAGTAAATATACCTTTTCCATCAGGAGTAAAATCAAAACCTCTTAATGCTGGATCTGAGTCAGTAAGAGATGCTGATACCCCATCAAATACCATTGCAGTTGAACCTCTACCCAAAACATATGGTGCGTTAAGACTCCATTGATATATCTTATCATCAGTTCCATCCAAAACATAACACTTTGTTCCATCAGAATTAAATCTAAATGATGTTGGAAAGTTCATGTGTCCACTCCCATCTATACAACCATCAGAAAAACTTGATAACTCGTATGCAGTTGTTAACGGAATTGATATTGCTTTATCATATGATGAAGAATTTCTATCCATAACTGTGAGTGTAGTTCCATCACCATTAAATCTACAACCAGTTGGAGTAGCAAAGTAATTTGTTAAGTACAAGGGATTACCCGTGGCAGGCCACTGGGTTGGTGATGTATCAATTGTCTCGTAGTTTGAAATTGTTGATGAATCAAATCCTGTGCTTAGGTTATATGCTTTAATATAATCATTACCAGAATCAACCACTACCAACTTTGTTCCTGTGGGATTAAAATCAAAGTGTACTGGAGTGCTTAATCCTAATGCTGTTCCTGAAACATAAGTTACTGTTGATGATAGATCAAATCCAGTACTTAAAGTCCATTCATGAATTTTGTCACTACCATTGCCAATAACAAACATTTGTGTTCCATCAGCATTAAATCCTACATCATAGGGATTGCTCTCATATGATGTAGTAGTGAAATTTGTTCCCTCAGTTATTGTTCCACTTGTAACATCATATGCATTTGA